AAACAGGGTAACATCGGCGTAAGTCTGTGTGTAACCGGTTATCCGTGACAAAAATCGCTCCTTGTCGGCAAGTAGCTTTTCTTCCTTTTTGTCCCAGTCCTCCGCACTTTCAATGTCGGTACTCAAAGCCTTTTCACGCTTCGGCATCTTGGCTTTAAGCACCGGGCACATTGCGGCGGCAAGGGCGGCCACGGTGCCGGCCTTGAGATATTCCTGATCTTTCCCGGTTAAGCTTGCATAGGTTGTTATCCGGTCAGCAACTTCATATTCCACCACGGCAAGCATTTCGTCAATTTCGGTGGTGGTGAGGTCAACGTCCGTTACACCGAGGCGGTTTCTTACTCGCGTAGCATAGTCGATGCCGATTATAATTGAAGGCATAAAAAATCACCCCTTTACAGGGAGAAAGAAGGCTGTGTGGCCTCCTTTCTAAGCGTTCAGTGTAAGTTTACGGCGAGCATCTTTCATTAATACACCGAAGCCATTTACTTCAGAGATCACAATTTCGTTCCACTGAGAAGTAATAATCTTCTGTGTCTCGGTGATATCTGAACCGACCTCAACCACCATTTCAAGAGACATGGTACGGTCGAAACCAAGGAGTACATTGGCCACAGCTTCAGGTAGGTAGACGATCCGGTAGTTATTCATAATGTTCTGAGCCATGGTGCCGCCTTGAGATGTTCCGCCGAAGCGAAGCATTTCGATTAACTTTAAGGGATCTATATTCGGGGCATTCATAGTCAGGACCGAAATCAGTTCGTCGATACCGCCGATAATGGTGGTCATTTTATATGGATAGAAGTTAAACAGGTACTTCAGCCAGCCAGTATAACCCAAGGCGTCACTAACCACGCCACCCTGTAAAGCAGTTTTGTTGTAGTTAGTTGCGGCGTTGTTGTTGCCGTCACCGTCTTTAAGGACGGTATAAGCATCGGCAGCCCGGTCCATACCCGCCTGCTTCATGATCGCCCGGATATTTAGGGCAAACAGGTCTAACCGCATCCGGCGAATAGCTTCATAGGTAGCTTTCAGTCTACGACCATACTTGTAAATCTTGATTGTGTTCTCACTGGTCTTCATTTCCGCGACCGGCATATCGGTGCCCTCAGTGACACGCTTCTTGCTAGTCTGAGTAGTGTCGTTGGTGATATAGATGGTCCGGTAAGCATTGCTATCAATCGGTGTGGTGATAGCAACCAACTCACCTAAGATATCGTCAGCAACCAGAGCCTCACGAGCTACCCGGTTAACAAATTCCGGGAACAGAATGGGAACCTGCGCACCATCGTCGGACATATAAAAAGCCTCCACCTTGGAGGCCCAGATCCCTTTTTCCGGAATTGAATTCAGGATGATATTGAACCGGCGAAGTTGGCGCTGGAAGGCGTCAAGACCGTCGTTGTATTCGTGGGACGGGTCAATTTGCTCCAGATATTGAGAGAGGGTTAAACCCGCCTCGTTTGCCTTACGGTAGTGGAAAAGCTTGTTATCGCTGGGGGCAAGGTCAATTTCAAATGCCCTCGGTTTTACTTGTGCAGTCAATTTAATTCACTCTCCCTTCAATTAACCCAACAGGACTATAACTTTTTGGTTTGTGGTATCCACGGAAACAATACTGTTTCCTCTGCCGTTTACAGCCGCGCCGGCTTGCGAAACAAGTCCAGCACCATTTACAACAACAGCGGCTTGAAGTTGCGGAGGATATGCGGCGGAAACATAACCAACCTCCACGTAACCGGCATCCTGGATACTGCCGTAGCCGTCACCCTCAACCCTGGCAATAACCCCCAGAAACACATTGCCAGAACTACCGTAACCGGCTTCACCGTTGCCAGTAACGGTTACCGCTTTCCCTTCATCGGCAACAACAATGGTGTCCGCTGCTTTCAGCTTATAGGTTGTATAGTGTGCCCCGATACCATCAAATAAAATTCCACCTCTTGCCAATTTAACTCAACTCCCTTCTTAGGTTTAATCCCTTAGATTTTAAAAGCCTCTGCCGGGATTGCGGCTTGAGGCTTCTCGTCTTTATTGAATATCCTAGTTTTGCGCCCGGCAGCAAGTTCCTCGCCAGCTTTCTTCTTAAATTGCTCCCGCATGTCTTTGATTGCCTGGACGGTGCGGCTAGGTTCAGACAGAATTTCCCGGTAGGACTCCATAGCGAAGTCGTTGCCATGCGCGCGGACACCCCATTCCAGGGTGTCGTTAATAAGTTCGGTTCTCGATTCGCGGCCCTCCTTGGAAAGATCAACAATCTTGGTTGCCCAGTTCTCCGGAATGGGCTGATCGGCCTGTTCGATAAGACCGAGGGCGCGGCGTATGTCGGGTTCAGTAAGTGCGAATTTCAAGGGTTCTGTACTCTCCCGAAAGGTTAATTTGACCTCTTCCTTGACTTCTTCTTTGAGTTTTCCGGCCAGAGCAGTCATAACTTGCTCGGCGGTCATCTCCGCTGTTTCAGTTAAACCGGTTTTGGCTAATATTGCCGCAAAAACTTGATCTTTAAGTTCCACTTTCTTTTCTTCCTCCTTTCCAGGTACTCCACCTACGGCATATAAGCCGGTTTTGGTTTTAATTGCTCCTTTTGGCGCATATGTTAACAGTGATCCATGATTGGCACTGTAAATACGGTAAAGACGGACGCCTTGTTCAATAGTTTTAAGATCGTTAACCATTACCAAAGCGTCTTGTGAACCATTTTCGGACATTGTTGATAATATTTGTGCTCCAGGGTAAGCACCGGCAAAAACCCCCGAAAGTTCAAAAAGCACACCAGGAGGCTTCATTATGACCTCACATAATTTACCATCATACTCAACACCTGCATAATGATCTGGACACGCCCAATAGTTTTTTCCGCAAACAGAACACTCATCAACATCATTTCCGAAACCTACCGAGACATCAAAAAGAACACCGTCCTCAATATCGGCAATTATTGAATCGGTGCTAATGCCGTCTTTTTCGCGCCCCTTAACAATATAGTTATCAATATATAGGGCCATAGTTTCTCCTGTTGCAATTCCATTGCGAGATCGTTTTAATTCAGCTTCAAAACTTCTCCCATAGTTTAGTGCGGGTTTAGGTCTAGCAAAACCTGCCCATGAATGGTCTAGCATAAATGCTATGCCTTTCTGAGCATCATTTAGAAATACTTCTAAAAGAGACTTATCAACTCTGTTAAACCTTGTTGGAATTAACCCGTTACCTATAGCTTTTGAACGAAAAACAAAAACCTCTTCAGGCGAGAGGTTTCTTTTTGTCATAGTATTTATTTTGCTTAATTGGGTTTCGTTTGGAGTGCCAAACAAATTATTCACCACCTTTCCTTCATATAATTAACTACATTTTGCGAACTAAAATATTCATTAAACTTTTTTACCTTCCTTTCAAGACACATATTACTATTGGTATTATCATACATAAAGTAATATAACTTAAATACATCAAGAAAACCAGAATACATAAGAAAATAAACAGAAGTATTCTTGTTTAAATAAACACCACCACCATTAAGCCCTAATCTTTTCTTTAACTCATCCAAAAACACCTTTGAACTACTAACAAAAGAAACGCTAATACGTGGTACCTTTCTCCACTTAGTATCTTTGCCAACAGTAACACAACCGTCACCCTCAAAATATCCTCTTACAAAATCACCCAAATATTCACATGGAACATCTGGAAAATTAATAGTTTTAGTTTTGTTTGGGGTTAACCCATACTCAAGCAATTTTTTGACAACAGATTTTCTTGATATGGTTAGTTTGCTAGCAAAATCCGTACAATAAGTAATCTTTGCGTTTGAGTCAAGAATATTAGCTAACTTTACAAGATGCTCCGATTCAGTACATATGTTGAATTGGTTTAGCTTTTTATGGATGTTCCCATCCGAATAAATCCACCCAAGAACATAAGCCATTTCCCGGTTCCATTTATCAAAAAAACGTTCATTTAATTCATTATATGGCCTTTTACCGCTCAATCTATCAATAAGACACTGTTCTTGATTGTCTCTTATTTTGATACTGTATCGCTTTAATCCGTCTTTTATTACAACTAAGTCACAACCATAGATTTTAGCTATTCTGGTCATTGACTCTTTTTGATGAACATACATATAAATAACCTTGTCCCATGGAAGATCGTATCGTGTATTACCAACACGGAACACAATATCTGTTTTACGCAAAGCATCTCTGACAATATCATAAGATGTTTCATATTGATCAGCGATTTTGTATAGACTTAATCCCTGTTTATATAATCTTTTCCATTCTTCAACAGGTTTTATTCCATACGTTAATAATCTTTGTTCGTTCCTTCCCCTTATCCTAATTCCACGCTTACTTAAATTATGTATAACTGTATCACATTTGCAATTATACATAATCCCAAGTCGGTTAGCAGAATATCCGTTTTTATATAAGCTTATTACCTTATCCCAGTTAATATTAGCGTTCCCCATTAAACAGCACCCCCAAAAATATTATAGCATAATGTTATGCAACATGCAACAACATTGCAAAATATTATTGCATGTGCTACAATAAATTTGGAGGTGTTTAATAATGGCCGAAACACTTGTAAACAGAAAAAGATTTACAACAACCCTAGACAATAAATTATTAACCGCATTACATAAAATGTCAGAAGATACAAGAATTAATATTTCAAAACTAATTGATGAAGCTATTGAGGATCTGCTAAAAAAACATAAAAGACTTTAATTAATGTCTTTCTTAGTTTTGTCGGTAATGGTAAGATTATTAATTTTGTTTTTAGTATTACTTTTAACTGTAATCTTTTTAAAGTGTTCAAGTTTGTCACTCGTTGTTCTGGGATTGATCGCCATTGTTCTGATTTTGATCACCCCCTTGGTTCTGGGGTTGTGTGCTGCGCGGGTCGCCTACGGCATCATGGCCGAAAAGCTCATTAGCCGCCTCGTTGCCGTCAACCCAACCCATATTCTGGGCAAGTTGCAGGAATACGGCTTTAGCTTGTTTTATCTGGCTACGCTGCAACTCCGATGTATAGTCAATGGTATTATGTTCAAATACCGGAATAGCCTGGTAGCCATGCACCCGGAGCCAGAGCTTGCAGATAGACTCAATCAGGCGTTTACTGCCGCGCTGGATACTCTGTAACCCGGAAACAAATACCCGGAATTGGACCGTTGCCCATGTTTCGGTATTTGAGTTAACCCGCTGCATCATCGTGCCGGGGGTTTTTACGGAGTTTTCTATCTGGACATCAACCATTTCCATTACAGCCCGAACATCTATGCCGCGCCCCTGGTTTGCGGCACCTTTTGACATATCTACAACAACATCATCAGTATGGATAAAACTATCATCCGGCTCAAGTTCTTCATATAATCCTTTAATAAAGTTAATATGATCTTTTATCCAAGTCCTTATTTTGCTACTATCAGACTTAACATCTGGAGGCATTAAAGCCATAAGACGTTCCAAAACTATTGATATGTCATACCGAGGGAATCCCTGATTATGCAATACAGCCTGAACGTCATTTAGTATTTGAATCTGAAAATCAATGGATGCCAAAGCCGGTTTTAGAAGTAACCTGCCGCGCGGATCATCAACTTTCGGATCGGTCGGCGCCCAGAAGAAATTTGCATCCTCCAGGGAAACTAAGCCATTAGCCAAGGTTGTCCTTGAAATAAAGTCGGTTGGCACCTGGTAAGGAATCCATACCTGCCTGCCGTTGCGTTCCTCAAGCTGCCATGTTATGGTTTGTGGATTAACCGGGTAGACCTCGACAATATCATCAAGTGTCTGCGCTACCTCAACCTCACAGGTCATAGCGCCGCGAACAAATGCAAGATAATGGAATTGGTCAATCAGCCCGTCAAGTCCGGCATTGCTCATGGCATTTACCCTGGAAGCAAAATCGCGCCACTCTAGTTCAATATCAGAAAGGCGCGTTGTTTTATCCAGGGCAAATATTTTCATTTCATGGCCGACATTAGCTAGGCGAACAAAGTTATAAAGAGCCTGGGAAAGGTCGCCGGTTTCCTCGGTTAGCAGTTCAATCGCATCCACCGCACCATAGGTCGCCCGTAACCTTTTTAACAAAGCTGTTTGTCTGCTGCGGTAAGGAGACAGGTATTTTGTTGTCGGTGACTGCGATATTCTGCCGGACCTTAACGGAGGTAAATTTTCGTCGGGGGATCGGGTTCTCGGTGTTCTTGGTTTGAAAAATTCTCTGCCAAATATTTTCAAGGGGTGAATCACCTGCCTTTACTTTACAACTTTGCGAATAAGTTCACGCCAGCGACGTTTCCAAATAGAAATATCAAAGCTGTTCACAGCCATTTGCCTGCCGCACCGACCCATTTTTGCCGCAAGTTTGGGATGTTTTAGTAGCTTGTTAAGCGCATCGGCAAGCTTATCATGGTTCATGTCCACCTGGATACCATTCCAGTTATCAATAAGCAGATTCGGTAAACCGCCTGCATTGCTACCGATAATTGGTAAACCGGTTGCCATTGATTCCAGCATTGACAATGAAGTTCCCTCCGCCGCACGTGTCGGAATTACGGCAATATCCGCCTGTTGATATATCTCATACATTTCTTCTGGCTTCTTCCAAACTGCCGTTATGTTTGATTTACCGTTGGTAAACTGCCGCAGCATTTCTTCCTGATCTTTTTCCGGTCCGCTATTACCGCAGCAAATAAAATCTACTTCCGGGAACTGTGCGGCAAGCCATAAAAAATCATTAACCCCGCGAACCGTTGACAGTCGGCGGGGATATAGGACGCGAGGACGTTCCCAATTTTTCCGTTCTGGAGGCAAGGGTTTAAAAATCTCTGTGTTTACAAAATTTGGTATAACATGAATCCGGTTTTCGTCGCCTGGTGACAAAGCCGCAACCACACCCCGGACGTTAGTATCAACGGCAACGCAGGCATCGGGAGCAGTAACGCCATAAAGAAAACGACGGTAAAACTCATTTTTCTGTTCAATGTTCGCAGTTTTAACAAAGTGACTAGCAAAGTCCCAATAAATACCGTGGGAAATTGAGATTGCAGGTAAACGAACTTCAGGCCAGGTCATGAAAGTTACAAAATATATCCTTAATTGGAAACTACAGGTCATTTCATTAAATGTGTAGTTTAACCCTGGACAGGTGCCATATTCCCAGTTGTCGGCAGAAGGAATAAGGATTATCGGTATGCCATAAAAATCCTTTTGGACAGTATGAGTCGGGTATTTTTTGCCATCCTGTGCTATGAATTCTGGTTTGAATGGCTGGAATACCTGGACAATGTGGCCATCTTCTTGGAGCATGTGGCAGAACTGAATAAGATAAGACTCAGCCCCGCCATATATAACCCTGTCCTCACCGTCAAATTCTTTCACTTTATGATAAACAAATGAAGTTAATATAGCGATTCTCATAAACTAACCCCCAATAACTTTGCTTTTTCGCACAACTTTTTATATGCTTCTTCCTTTGTTTTGCAAGGTTTTATTTTAACTACTACGCCTTTCCTTTGTATTTTTCCATACCATTTGTTTGTTTTCTTTTCATGTATTAAACCACGATATCCGCTTGTATTAGTTGAATACATACCAGACTCAAAACAAGGATTTATTTTATCTGGTTGCGTGGTATCAATATTATCAATAGAATATGGCATATACTTTTTTCTTGCAGCTACGATTGCTTTTTCTGCCTCTGTTACGCTACCATATAAACCAACATGATAAGTTTTATTGTTTACCCTAAACGCTGCCCTCCATTTTTGAGTTGGATAATGCCACGATACACCCCTAACTCCACTTGATTTATTGTGTTTTCTTGCCCCTTTATAATTTTGTTGATTCGCACCCTTTGGTATTACTCTTAAATTAACGCTCCTGCGATTATCGAGAGTATTATGGAAAATATGATCAACCTCATAACCTTCTGGCGGATTACATATCCAACGGTGCAATGAAAAATGTTCTCTCTTTTGTCCTTTGCGATAGGACTTGCCCTCTGCATAAAAACTCAATGTATGCCTATCCCAATGCGGACTCCACTTCCACGGAAACTCCATCGCTCTAGACAAATCCGCTGTATCAATCAAACATTCCAACCTTGTACCGTCTTTGCGATCCAAAAAGATAACTGTCACATCGCCACGAATTTCATAATCATTTTTCACTTTTACCACTCTCCTTTTGTGGATTACTCCTAAGAAAAATTAAAGCCCGTTCAGGCAGGCGTAGGAGTTCGCTTTTTGCTCCGCGAAAGCTATCCTGAACGGGCATACTGTTAAGTTTTTATCACTTTGTTATGTAGTTTCTTACTTCGTTCCCATAATTTTACTAACATCGGACTTAATTACTCCGACATCGGTTTTAAGATCATCAACATCTTCCTTGAGGCGTTCAACCTTGCCATCGGTAGCGGTAACTTGCCCGTAAATCTGATCGCCATATTTATCTATTACATTAAGATAGCGATTCTCTCTCTGATCATTTGTCCGAAGTACCCAGGCCAAAAGAACAATAAATAAAACAGCGAAAATCCCAGCTCCGCTGTTTATGGCATAAGTTAACACTTGTTCCATCTTCCCGCCTCCGCTCTTATTTGTTTTTAGAAATTTTCGGCACCGTAGCTAAACAATACACTAAATACGGTTCCGAAGGTTCCGGACCGAAGCGGTTCGGCCACTCGGCAGCCATGGCGCCGGACTCTTTAACTTTTAATCCAGCAAGGTCATGAATGGTCGCCAAGCTTTCAGGTGTGAAATCAAGCTCGTCCTTCCATGATGCGGTCGTGTTAGCCTTGGAATTTATATAGGCGATACAGTTTGTGTTTGGCGCAATGGTTAAGACGTATTTCTTGGAAAATCTGACGATTTTCTTCAGGAATTCATTCATTTCCGAAGAAAATTTATAATGCTCGATGACGCCGGAACTGTAAACCAGGTCGTATTTCTTGGTCGGGGTGAATTCTTCCC